TCGAAGAAGGGTCGTGTGCAACTTTGGACTAGCGGTGGTGAATATCAAACTTCAGTAAACCGCCCCGCAAACTGGTCTGATAAGGGATTTGATTGGAAGGATGCAATGGTGACTTATTTTGAAAACGGTAAGGTAACATTCACTCAAACTTTTGATGAAGTTCGAGCTAACTCTAACAAATGAAAATGCGTTTAATGCTTGGTACCACCGACGGACCAACACTTTTAGTATCGGTTGATAAAGATCTTTCTTATAATAGATTTGATTTTCACGTGATTAATGGTTATTGGGATGGTCATTTTAATGATGGAACAATAACAGTTAATGCTACTGGTGATTCTTTTGGTGGTGTTAAAGTATTAAGCGATGATCAAGATAGACTACGCGGGGATTATAATGATGTTTTTAATAATTTCTGGAATCCCGCGTATATAGCACCCAAAGAAGATTTTTCAATTCCCGAAGAATGGGACGATGATATTCCTTTTTAATTATGTATTTGATTGTTTATAAACGCACAATTAATCACGAAGGTGATGAAACTAGCCGTAACTGGCCAGGTCATGGATATCCAGCTTACACAGAAGAAGTTGATGTTGTTATGGAAATAATGACTGAAGCAGAATTTGTGAATCAGTGTAAACTTTTTGCCGAGCGCGATGTTCATTTTAGAGCATATGAAGTAACAAAACTAAATGTTACGTTTTCTAAAACCATTGATGTGCAATGGAAGAGATTATGATTCAGTTTCCTTCTGGTAATCTTGTACTCACAAAATATCCCGGTTATTACTGGGATGTCGTTGAGAAAGAATTGTATACAATTAAGGGTAGCGGAACTCTAAAGAAGATGAAGAGAGTTAAAGCTGGTTCTTTCGGTCGCTATACATGGAAAGCCGGATATAGAATCTCACATGAAGGCATTCCACGGAAATATACACTCGAACAGCTTAATAAATTAAAAGCAGATACATTTACAACAACTATACCTTATGCAGATGGCAGAAAACTAGAATGGCCCAATAAATGAAACTCTACATTGCAGTTCTCGATGAAGTACCAGATTTCATGGTTCCTACTTTAGTGGCTCATGCAGTCCTTGGTGCTCACTTACAGTTTTACAACCGTCATGGAGAAGGTTTAACACCAGACTATAATATTTGGTTGTTGAATAGTTTTAAGAAGGTTGTTGTGAAAGTAAATCGAAAAGAATTTACTAAAATAGTAGAACTGCCAAATGTATTCTTGGCACATGAAAATTCAACACTTGGTGGAGAAAAATCATGTGCTGTGGTCTGCCCGAGAACCGAATATCCAAACGTTATTAAATTTGCAAAGATGTGGAAACCAAATGTTTGAAATTAAAGCACCGCTAAGATACCAAAGAACGTATTTGCTTGGTAAAAATATTTTTCTCGCTGGTTCCATTGAAATGGGTAAAGCCGAGAACTGGCAAGAAAGAATTGCAAGAGAACTTAAAGACTGTCAGGTGAATATTTTTAACCCACGAAGAGACGACTGGGATAGTTCTTGGACACAAAGTATTAACGACAAGAACTTCAACGAGCAGGTCACGTGGGAAATGGATCACCTACTTGATTACTGTGATATTGTTGTGTTCTATTTCGACCCAAAAACACAAGCGCCTATTACACTATTGGAGCTTGGTTTAATTGCAGGTAATTCTGAATATAGGAATAAACAAATTTGTGTTTGTTGTCCTGACGGATTTTGGAGAAAAGGTAATGTCGAAATGGTTTGTGACCGCTTTAATCTTCAACTAGTTAATGATATTGATACTATGATTTCTTGGCTTAAGGATAGAGTTATATGACATATGATCTAAAAGAAAGAGCTGAAGACATTTTATTGAGTTTTGCTACAATGACAGCTCTAGTTAGAATCAAATACGGCAATCTTGAACCAGATATTTCTCGGGAAATAGTCAAAGCAGATCAGTTATGTGATGAATTAGCTCAATATATTAAAACTGTGAAGGGTGAAATATGATGTTTCGCGATGGAAATATTCTCGATCAATGTGTTGGCGGGAATATTATTGTACACGGATGTAATGCCCAAGGTGCTATGGGTTCCGGTGTAGCAAAGCAAATCCGAGAAAAACACCCGGATGTATACAGGAAATATATTGACGATTTAAATTCAACCGCATATTTGTCTAAAGTTGGTATTGTTTCTTGGTATCAAGCACCAAAGGGCGAATGGATCGCATCAGCTATAACACAAGCCACATACGGAAAATCTCCACAGCGATATGTGTCTTATGATGCCATTGATACGTGTTTCAGAAAAGTGATCCAGTTTGCTGTTAATAATGGTCTTTCTGTTCACGTACCAGATATGATTGGCGCGGGACTTGGCGGTGGAAACCGAGCAGTCATAGCAGCTATTATTTCATCTGTTATGGATGAGTATTCATTTAAAGACTTGACGGTTTGGAAATATGAACTTTGAAATCCGTAGAGTAGTCTACGATCCACCAAAATACCCAAAAGACCCAGATGAGTCTATGGGTGAATGGCGGCATCGGATACTATCTGCAACACCACCGAGTAAACTTCAATATAGAGAATATATCAATAATGGGCATTGGTCTGATTGGACAGATGTAGAAGTGGTTCATTTACCAACACCAATCTGATTTACTTTTATTCTCTTTTGCTATATAATAATCAAATAGTGAAAGGGATTTATGAAGTATGTTCTGATTCTCAAAAACGGTAAGGTTATGACTTTCTTTGTGAAAGCTGTTGCCGAGACCTATCACATCGCTTATGGTGGCACTCTCATTACAGACGAGTTGTATGCTACAGCGTATTCAGAACTTCTTGTTGAGTAATTATGTTCCAAATTGTTAATAAAGTCCCTGAGGGATGCAAGCGTTTCATCACAGTCTACCAACCAATGGTGGGTTGGAAAGCAGTAGAATATTGGTGGAACACAGATATGGGTGATATTGGTGGATTTTGGGAACCATGGGAAACTGGTTATTGTTCTTACGCAACACGCGTTGAAGCCGTCGTTGACGCCACTATGTGGGCAAAATCAGAAAACCTACCTCTAGTTATCTGATTTACTTTTATTCATTGGCGTGATATAATAACTCCCATGAGTAAAACATTTCAAGTTGTAGCACTGGACCCACAGTATAAATTGGCGGCTTACGATAACCGTGAGCCAATTGCAGAATTTGATGATTTCTGCGATGCCGAAACTCTCTGCTACACTTGGTATAAAGCCACCGCTTTGCCGGTTGCTGTATGGAATACCAAATCACAGGGTTTCCAGTCTTACTATCGCCCCAAGCGCAATAAGTTGGGTCAATTTCAGTAATTTACTTTTATTCCAAAATACGCTATAATAATCCCATAGTAACAAGGAAACATTAAAATGTCTCAGCAATTTACACGCAATTTTGAACTCAACGAGCAACTGTTCACCGATATTGGTCGTCGTGAATATGCAAATATGTCGTATAAGGTTGCTGGTTTCTGGTCAGGTGATACGCTCCGTATCTATGTGAAGTCTGATTATATGGGTACTGGTGAATTCAGTTTTGAAATCTCCGATTCGTCTGGTGGTCGTGATCCCAAGGTCATCGAAGATGACGCTATTGCTTATGCAAATAAGGCTGCTGCTCTGCTTGATGCTTGTGAAGTGGTTAAGACATTGCGCGAAAATTCCGAACAAATCAAAGTTGCATATTTCGCTTTTCGTGAAGAGTGCCGTATTCAGGCAGCAGAAGAAAAGGCTGCCAAGGAGGCCCGTATCGCCGCCGACCCCAAGGTTGATGAAGAAACTGCTGATATGTTGATCAAGTTGGCACGAAAGAGTAATATTGTTCGCGTTTCCTGCCGTAAGCCCGGTGAAACCAATGATTCTGCCACAGAAATTGAATTCCGTAACTGGGAAAGCACTCACGGCAAGTTCAATATCGGTTACAATGTTAATGTCGGTATCCGCCGTGTGAAGAATTATATTCTGGAAAACATGTCTATGGCATGTGCCAAGGAAGAAATTGTGAAACTCCTGACTCCGGTAGAAGCATAATGAAAACATCAGTAGTAATGGCTCTATTGGCAGCCGAGACAGCACTCGACGATTGGTTAAACACATACGCAGAAGACATGTGCGATCCAGAACGTGTTTTTGATGCCAAAGAGAGAATCAAAGATAATGGTGGAACTGTTGCTTATATCACTGATATACAAGTAATAATCCGTGAAGCAATCGCAAATTCTCTACCAACAAAAGCCGATCCATTTATCACAAAAATCGATCAATGGATTGATGTACTTCAAAAGTCAAAAATGGTAGTTGATGAGTCAATTGATAAAGACGCAATGATCATTGCGTATAGAATGGCAAAATGCGCGTACTATCAAGCACAGTACGGAATCGAGTAGTTTACTTTTATTTTTTTCCGTGGTATAATTATCATATAGTAACAAGGATACATTATGTCTACAAATTCCACAATTGCGCTCGAATATGCCGACGGTACTGTTGATTCGATCTATTGTCATTCTGACGGTTACCTGAGTTACAACGGTAAAATGCTGTTGGAACATTATAGCGATCCGTTTAAGGTTCGGCAGCTGATGGATTTGGGTGATATGTCTTTCCTGGCCAAAAATATTGGTGAAAAACATAATTTCAATGATTATGTAGAAGATTCTTGCCGATTCTACGGGCGCGATCGCGGTGAACAAAATATCAATGCAGACCGGTTTGGTTCGTTCGATAGTTATCGTTTGCATAATAATATGCTAGAATATAATTATATTCTGCGTAAGGATGGTAACTGGTATGTTCGTAAGAGTGGCCAAACTGGTTTCCACAATCTGAAAGATCTTTTCTAAATGTTTACACTACAAGAAGCCCTAGAGGCAATTAAGAACAAGCCAGAATTTCGTTGTAACGAACGTGAGTATGGTTATGTGATCGACTACGCTGTTGCGTTTGCCGAATCGTTCAAGGGTTCTACCCCGCGCGAAACCCTAATCCTGCAAAACCTACGTGGTACTTGCTTTGACCATTCTGGTAAGATTATCCGCTTGGCATATCACAAGTTCCATAACTTGAACGAGAACGCAGAGTACGCAGAGGAAAATTTCCCGATGGGTGTTCCGCATGTTGTTCAGGAAAAACTGGACGGCTCAATGATTACTCCTATTCCAATGCCAGACGGCTCTTGGAAGTTCGGTACTCGCGCTGGTGTGACAGAAGTTGCAGATAAGGCTATGGCATTGCTAAAGTCTTGGGAAGTTGGTTCTTACCAAAAGTATGCTGCATACGTAAAGCTGATCGAATCTATGCTGGCAGTTAACCATACTGTCATCTTTGAATTCTGTTCGCGTGAACAACGGATCGTAATCGACTATCCAGAACCTTTCTTGGCTGTAACTGGCGTTCGTTGTAACGAGACCGGTGAATATAAGTCAAATCGGACTCTGCGTTGGTTTGTTCAGAATCCTCGGATTATCGTTGCACGTACTATTTCCGACCACCGTGGTTTGGGTGACCTAGCAAAGAAGGTTTCTGGTTTGTTGGGTGAAGAAGGTGTTGTTGTCAAGTTTGATGATGGTCGTTTTGTGAAAATCAAGGCTGCCGACTACTGCTTGAAGCACCGTGCATTGGATGGTTTGCGTAACGAAAAGGATGTCCTACAGTTAGTTCTAAAGAACGAGTTGGATGATGTTCTACCACTGGTAACCCCAGAAGTTCGTGATCGTCTAGTTGCTTATAACGAATCCGTATGGTATCGTTTGAATCTGGCTCAACAAGAAATGGTTGGTTGTTTTGATCGGCTGAAGCACTTGACTTCTAAAAAGGAATTTGCCGAAATGGTTAAGGATTCTGTCTATAAGCAGGGTCTGTTCAAGATGTATGATGGTAAGAATTATCAACTGAAAGACTTCGTACTAACTAAATGTGGTTCTTCCACAGATGTTGAGTCTGTACGTTGGCTGATCGGTAAATCTTATTTGGAGTTCTAATGATTTTGGAGTACACTTTTCGCGTTCTTCATTCCCTTCTAGGCACGGTACTTGGTGCTCGAACAGAATATTTTGAGTTTCAAATTGTGAAAGTTTAATATGAATTTTTATATAATTCAATCATTACCAAAAACTCGTAAACAAAAAGCTAGTGGTGTCGGTTCCATGGTATTGTATCGTGGTGTTAAATCTGGCTCGCCAGATAGGTTTTCGGGGAATATTCCAGTTTTTATTCTTATAAAATGAAATTTGCTCTTGCATCAGATATGCACCTTGATTTTGGTGGTATCGACAAATTACCCGTGAAAGCCGAGGGCACTCGTACTTTGGTTCTCGCCGGTGATATTGTTGAGGCAGTTCTTCTGAAAGAGAAGACAGCTCAGGTGCGCCGAATTTACGACTACTTTGCTGCGTTGAATGATAACTTTGATGTCATTCTATACGTTATGGGTAACCACGAGCACTACGGTAATTTGTTTGTTTACACAAAACAGAATCTTATTTCTCGTTTCAAAGAACACGGTCTGACGAATTTCCATGTTCTAGAGCGTGAAACATTTGAAGTTGAAGATACAATTTTCTTTGGTGCCACAATGTGGACTCGCATGCGCAATGAAAGTCCCATGCACATGAATGCTATCGGGCATGGTCTTAATGATTACCACTGCATTTATAGTCACCAGTTGGCTTGGGGTGAAAAGCAGAAGTTGATTCCCGAGGATACTATTGCAGAGTGTAAAAGAACTCGTGATAAGATTCAAGAATTTATTGATCTGAAAACTGATAAGAAAAAGGTATTGATTACACATCACGCACCTTCATATGAATCGGTTCCTGATCGCTATAAGATGCATCAACTGAACGAAGCATATGTCGAAGATATTAGCAATATGCTCTATGATTCTGATATTAAGGTGGCGGTTCATGGTCATATCCATTTTCCCGCGTGTTATACTATCGGTAATACCTATGTTGTGAGTAATCCACGGGGATACTTCCCGAGTGAGCCAGAGAGTCACTCATGGGATTTTGAAATTGTAAATGTATGAAAATTAAAAATGTCATAGACTATATTGTACCGGATTCAAGTGGCGGGTATGCAAAAGTATATCAAGCTGCCATTATGTATGATGGTAAAATTTATTCTCTTCCTAGACCAGCTCGTCACGCCGATGTGATCCGTTCTATTGGTGGGATGTCTGGTCCCCATAAAGAAGGTTTTATCGACTCTGCAGGATACTGGTTAACACGTGGCGGAGCGTATATCCGTGCTCAGAGAACAGGACAGATTAAGCGAAAAGATGAATTTGTCTATGTCGCGGGATTACTATACACAGAAGATTTGTGGTGATTTACTTTTATTAATTTCCGTAGTATAATTAATCCATAGCATCAAGGAATCATTATGACTTTGGAACTGGCTCTAGCAACTAAATACATTTCTCGTATGTTGCAGGAAAATTCTAAAACATCAAAGAAACAGTGTATTGATTATGCTTCTCTGGTGGTTCGTTCACAGGGATTCTCCGAGAAACACGCAGATCAAGTAGCCAAAGAAGCATATGAACTTGTAAAATGATTACACGTAAACAAATTATTAAGCAAATCGGTAATAAGTATCTCGAACTCTACAAGGGTGAGTATTACTTTTACTTTGTGTATTCCGCTGGTGATATTTACGATACCAAAAGTGTATATACAGCTACTCTGGATAGTCTCTCCATGGCCGAGTGGGTCGAAGAAGGCAACTCATTTATTATGGAAGTCTTGAGTCGTGAACTTGACCGAATTTAATTCTCTCACGCCAGCTCAGATCGCGCATCTCGACCACCGTATGGTGTTTGAGTGGGTTAAATCTGGAAAATGGTCTCGTGTACAATTTGATCGCTATATCGAAGAACTTATGGTTCAATCGTACGGTGAAGGTTTTGAAGAAGCAATGAAGGAAGAAGTTAATGCAGATGGTGAGTGATGAGTTTTTGGCAATGCGTTCTATGGATAAGTCCACACAGGAACTACGTGAACGCAACGCAGCACGTGCTGCGGAAATGAAAGAGCGTATGGGTCGCAAGTTTGTTTTACACCCAGATAACGCGCCTCGTAAAATGAAAAACCGGAGAGTGTTGAAGTGAGTATCTATCAAATTATTGAATCCATTGCTGCTATTGGCTCAACTAAAGCAAAGCAGCAAATTCTAGAGGATAACAAGACAAATGAAGTCTTGAAAAATACTTTCCTCTACACCGAAAACCCCCGATTTAATTTCTATATTAAAGTAGAAGTATCTAATATCAGCGATGGTGTTAATGATATTAGCATGAGTACATTCACACAGTTGGATAAACTCATTAATCGAGAATATACTGGTAATGCTGCGCGACGTTTCGTCGACGGGATGATGTCACAACTGACACAGGAAGCTCAGATTATTCTGGCACGAATTATCAATAAAGACTTGCGCTGTAATTGTGGAACTTCAATATCCAATAAAGTTTGGAAGGATTTGATTCCAGAGTATCCAATGATGCTGGCTCAACCGGGCAAAGTAAAAAATCTAGATTATATCCGTAAGAAAGAAGGTAAGGATAAACTGATCGCTCAGAAGAAGTCTGACGGTGGTCGTGTGAATATTATTGTCACAGAAGGTGACGTTGTTTATCGTTCTCGTAGTGGATCTGAATTGGATCTACATGGGTTCTTTGACGCACAATTCTCCAATCTTCAAAATGTAGTGATCGACGGTGAATTGTTGGTTCGCACAGAAACTGGAATTGCTGATCGTAAAGTCGGTAATGGACTATACACCAAAGCGGTTCGTGGAACACTGTCCAAAGAAGAAGTCACAAAGATGTGCATTGAAGTTTGGGATATTATCCCTCTCGCTGAATTCGAGAGTGGTAAGGGAACTGAACCATATTCTAAACGCCTGGCGAATCTGATTCTGGCTTCAGAGAAATTCAATCCAGGTTTGATCTCTGTCATTGAAACAAAGGTTGTTGATACGCTTAAGCAATGTGTGGAGTTTTATGCAGAAATGCGAAGCCGAGGTGAAGAGGGTGCGATCATTAAGGTTGCGGATGGTGTGTGGGAAGATCGGCGTTCTAAGGACATGGTCAAGATGAAAGCCGAAGAAACAGCTGACCTATTGTGTGTCGGTTGGGAGGAAGGTACCGGCAAGAATAGGGGTCTTATTGGAAATCTGATTCTAGAAACTTCTGATGGTCTCTTGCGAACAGGTTGTGGTACAGGACTGACCGATGCTGATCGCGCACGTGATCCGAGTTATTATGTTGGGAAAATCATCGAGACGTGTTATAATGAAGTAATTGAGAGCAAGGACCCGAAGGTAAAAACCAAGAGTCTTTTCCTACCGGTTTATAAACAAGTTCGGTTCGATAAAACTATGGCAAATAAGTTAAGTGAGTTGAAATAAGAGGTAATTATGAAAAATGTGAATGAAAATGGTTTTGAAAAGAGTGTAGTTGAAGCACAACTGGCAACTGGTCTATCAAAGATTAGTTTCTTTAAGGTTGACGGCTCTCTACGTGAATTGACCGTAACACGGGACATGTCTATTATCCCTGCGGACCATCGTCCCGTGAATGATGGTAAAACACGTATGCTAAGTGATACTACAATTCCCGTTTATGATGTGGATGCAGGTCACTGGAAGTCATTTATTTTGGAAAATCTTGTAACAATCGAACGATAAGGAGTATATTATGAAGATTGTATTGACACCTGAAGAAAAAGCAGCAAAGAAGGCAGCTAAGAAAGCAACATGGTTGGCAAGTGGTATTGCCATGGTTCAGAATCCGCTGAAGTATATTGGCGAACAACTGAACAGTGTTGTTATTGAAAATGGACGCCCCGTTCAGAAGATTCACCCAGTGTATACTGTTATGAAGCGCCAAGCTGCAAAGGGTAATGGTTCTGTAGTTCGCACATTGGCACTTTATATTGCAAATGGCGGCACAGTTGATACAGCCCATGGATTTCCAGCATGACTAAAACGATTCGCGTCGAAAACGCGTGTACTTCCGACTATAATGTAGTTGTAGAATCATGGCTTCGTGGGGTTAATGGTGAACCAGATAAAATGGTTTGCAAATTTCCACTAAACAACCCGACGGCACTGCTCACAGAAACAATTTGGGATACGAAGTATCTGGTGGTCCGTGAGCGGTATAAAGATGAACCAATTTTTTATGGAGTAGTGAACAATGGCTAATATTAAAGACCCAGTTGTGGCAAAGGCAGTTAAGGATTTTTGTGACGAGATGAGTGCAAGTTTTTCTCGTACTCAGGGTGAAAAGGATTTCCAAAAGGAAGCGGTTTCACTTTTGGCAGAGAAACATGAGCTCGACAAGAAAATCTTGAAGAAGATGGCCAAGACTTACCATGCTTCTAACTTCGCAACTCAAAAGCAAGATCAAGCCGAGTTTGAAGAAACATATGAAGCACTCTTCGGACCACAAGAGTAAAGTAATACTAACTGCTACGGAACGCGTTACACCAGGCGTTCCGGCTAAAGCAATTAACTATGCTTTAATGGAAGAGAATGCAGAACTACGTCAACGAATAGTTGAATGTGAATTAGAAATTAGATGGTGGAAACAAGAAAATATAAGGATTCTACGTGAAAATTTATCTAGACGTTGATGGTGTATTTGCAGATTTTGATAAGAAATTAGCTGAGATTGCTCCTGGACTTCCTCGTATGTCCAATGAAATTTGGGGTCCTATTTCCAAGATACCAAACTTTTTTGACACTCTTGAGTTAATGGAAGACTCGTTGGAGTTGATTGATATTCTCAAAGATTACGATTTGGAGTTTTTAACTGCATTACCACGTCCTACTGGATATTTGCACTCTGCCGATACGGATAAGCGAAATTGGCTCCGCCGCAACGTTTCAGAAACTATACCAATTAATACAGTCGTTGGTGGCGTAAATAAGGTTCAATGGCTACGTGCTAATCCGGGTTCTATTCTTATTGACGATTACGATCGCAATATTAAATTGTGGGAAGAGTATGGTGGTATTGGTATTTTGTTTACATCAGTCCCAGCTACTATTGACAAATTGATTAAGAGAAAGATTCTATGATTATTGAGCCACAACCAAAAGACACGAGTCATGGACATTTTTATGTATCTATGATTAAGAGTGGACTACGGATTCTTGCGGCAGTGTGTTTAATGGGAAATCGATTCGTTTCCGCAGGTGTTTTATTCTTCTTAGCTGAAATCCTCGGCATTGTAGAGGAAATGGTCTGATGTATAAATTCTTTGGATACACTATCGCAAATACAAATCAGATATTTGCTAATAGATCAATCGCTGAAAAGACGTGCGAGCAAAGTGGTATACCAACTTCTTTGGTCAAACAGCTATTTGTGTTCGAGAAACCGGAATGGGTCAAACCAACAGTTGATAACGAGATTATTCAAGAGAATGACGTTATGGATAATCAAGACTGGATTGAACCGTAGTTTACTTTTATTCTGCTCCGTGGTATAATACTTCTATTGTAATACGGAGCTGAAATGGCTAAACTGACTAAAACAGATTTGCAAGCACATGTTGATGTTTTTGTAAATGTCTCTAAGGCGCATTACGACAGTTACGCCCATGCTGCCGGGTATTTGGGTGGTGCTATTTCCACGATCGTTGCTGGACTACCAAAGAAACAGCAAGAAGAATTCCTCCGTCGTCTTCAGAAAATCACAGCTGAATATGCTCCCAAACCTCAATTTTAATCTTCGATCGTTGTCTCTAGAAAATAGAACAGCGATTAGTAATTTGCAGACCGCTATCTGGAAGATTCATGAAGCGGTTAAGTTAGCTGGTGCAGAAGAAGGTGATTTTACTTTTATTCATGGCAATGCTATAATTGAAGTTTTGGAACAACAAATTGAGGACATCTGGAATGGCCACTAAAGAAGCAAAGCGCGCCAAGGCACACAAACTCTTGCGCAATAACGACCCCCACTTGAACCCTATGGACTACCGAGAGAGTCTCGTGCGCGTGTTGAGTTACTTCAACACAACGTATGACGACAAGGAACGTATGTCATGGATTAAGGCACACTATCCTAAGGTCAAATTCAAAGATTTGGCGATGGTAGAATTCCGTGCGCTGGCAAATCTGGTTCGTATCACTGATAATGGTGATGAGTTATCCGAGCACCACCAGATGGTCATGCAACAAGAACTGAACAGATTGACGGATACTTCCAAGGAAAAGAAGGTCAAACCAGTTGAAGTAAAAGCAGAAGCACCCAAGGCTACAATTCAGGATAAGATGGATGACAAGGTTTCCGAATTCTTGGGTGAGTTTGCAGGTCTTGTTGACCAGTACTGCATCGACGGCACTATCCCAAAGGTTGATAGTTTGGTGAATTCTATGGGAATCCGCGGACCAATGGTCAAGAAGGTTCTCGCGCGGGTTCAGAATACTATCGACGAACTGGATGAAGTTCTCGAGGGCACTGACCCGCAGTTGAATGAAGGTTATAGCCAATTTAAGAAAGTTGGTCTGAAACGTCTCCGCGGTATCTATACTTCCCTCACCGAAGCACTGAATCAAGCTAAAGTACAGACTGTTCGTAAGACTCGCACTGTTAAAGTCAAGCCACCGGCTGTAGTTGCTGCCAAGGTGAAATATGCTAAGGACAATGCAGACTTGAAAATGAAGTCTATCAACCCCGCCACGGTGGTTGGTATGTCTGAACTCTGGGTATTCAATACCAAGTACCGCAAACTGCAGTATTATGAGGCAATTGCAGGTCAGACACTGACTTTTAAGGGTACTACTCTGCTAAATTTTGATGTAGCCAAATCTATGTCTAAGACGATTCGCAAACCAGAATTGATTAATTACTCCGATGGTAAGCGAGTACTGAATAAGTTCTTTAAAGAAACCAAGGCTGCTGAACAAAAGGTAACTGGTCGTATCAACGAAGAATGTATCCTCTTGGTGACATACAAATGAAATTCTATAACCCATTCAAACCTCATATTGTAGAGACAGTTGGTGGCCAGTATCTAGTTCGCAAGTTTGGTGGTAATTTTTGCTGGGACTATGGAGTAAAATTATCGGTGATTCCAGGTGTGCCAAATACATACCGATGGTCAACGAATCAAAAGTATTACTCTCTAGAAGAAGCTCGATATATACTTGAGCACTTCAAAGAAATTGATGAGCGTCTTCAAAACGAAAAGAAGAACAATAAAATTAAGGGTATTATACGATGATTTTAATTGACTATAGCCAGCTGATTATTGCTGGTGCAACCGCTTTTGGTTCTGACTTTGATAAAGGTAAGGACACTAAAAAGATGGTGGATATTCTCCGTCACACAATTCTTAGCACCCTACTAGCAGACAAACGAAAGTATGGTAGTGAGTATGGTCAGATTGTTCTAGCGGTAGATGGTCGTGAATACTGGCGTAAAGGTATATTCTCATACTATAAAGCACACCGAAAAAAGAATCGCGATGAATCAAAGACCGATTGGAAGGCGATTTTTGATATTGGTAGCCAACTACGTCAGGAATTTGAGGGTCTTTTCCCATATCGTTTTGTCATGGTTAATGAAGCCGAGGCCGATGATGTAATTGCAGTTCTGACCAAGTATACACAGGAGAATGAACTGCGCACCATCGGCCTCATTGATGACGAGCCGCAACCAGTTTTCATTAAATCTAATGATGGTGACTTTGGTCAATTACACAAGTACAAAAATGTCCGCCAATGGAATCCTATACTAAAGAAGTTTGTCAAGAAAACAGACAAGCACTTCCTACTGGAAAAGATTTTGACCGGTGATTCTGGTGATGGAATTCCGAATATCCGTAGCAGTGACAGTCAACTTGTAGATGGTATTCGACAACCACCGATTACTGCAAAAATCAAAGAAGCAGCATTTAAGCAGGCTGATGATGGACTACCAATTGATTTTGCCGACACTACTATGAATCGGAACTATCAGCGGAACCGCCAGCTGATTGATTTTGATTATATTCCACAGGAAATTGCAGACAAAATCATTGCTACATATAAGGGAACCGAAGGTGTAAAGGCTGATAAGTCTAAAATCTTCAATTATTTTATTAAACACCGTTGCAAGAACTTGCTCGACTCTATACAGGAATTTTGATGGCTACAATTATTGAAATCATGAAGGCTGCTGAAGATAATATTCAGTCCATTATGCAACATAAGGATAATAACTTCCTTCGTATGTTCATGAATGCTGCTTTTCTACCAGAAGCAAAACTAAAACTCCCAGAAACTCATCCACCATTTTCACCAAATAAGATGGAAGAAGCTGCTGTGCCACCAGGTGTTTTCTGGCAGTTTGCCCGGCGTATTGATATGTTCCAAAAAGAATATACTGGTGCGGCCAAGGCGCGGACCGAGACTGCATTCATTCAAGCATTAGAATCGGTATCTGCAAAAGAGGCGGAACTTATCCTAGCGTGTAAAGATCAAACGGTTGCGCGAATTTATAAGGGTATTACATTTGAGGCACTAAAGAATGTTGGATATTTCCAGTAAACTTCGGCGCTATGACGCGCTTTATATGGACATTGCCAAGCGGGTGGCTCAAATGTCCTATGCTAAACGAAAACAGGTTGGGTGTGTTATTGTAAAAGATGGGAACATCATTTCTATGGGTTTTAATGGTATGCCCGCGGGAATGGATAATAACTGCGAACACTATGATTACTCCGTATCAATGGATGGAGACTATGTAACTAATAAGGAAGTAAGCCATGCGGAAGAAAACGCCATTGCGAAAATCGCTAGATCAAGTTCTTCCTCCGATGGTGCAACTGCTTATGTTACTCTTGCTCCTTGTATGCATTGTGCTAAGTTGCTTAATAGTGCCGGTATTCGCCGTGTGGTCTATGGTGAAAATTATCGCCAAGAAGGTGTTGAATTTTTGATTGAGCGTGGTGTTACAGTAGAACGATCTATATCAGTGGAGAATCTTTATGAAAGCAATGTTCGTTCTGCATGAAAATGATCCACCAGAATATCAAGGCTATCTAGATGCGATCGTTAATCGGGTATCTGAATATGGCGGCCAGCACTGGAAACGAAAGGCACTTGGCGAAAGAAAAGGTATCCGAAATACTATCGAGCACACTGAGTATCACTTCATAGTAGATCATATAAGTCATCTAGTCAAAGATAAAAATTAAGGACCCGCGGGTCCTTTTTTTGTTGACCATAAATTCCCTAAATAACAGTATAGGAGAATTAACAATGCCAATTTATGATCGACAATGCTCAGACTGTGAAGAGCTATTTGAAGTGACCTGCCGCATCGCAGAAAAAGATAATACACACGAATGCCCATACTGTGGTTCTACTGCAGGAGAGTGGCGACCAACCAGTTGTATGACAACTATTAGACCTGATCGTTTGATGACTGCGAAAAAGGATAATGGTTTTAAGGAAGTATTAGATAAAATCAAAGAAAGGAATAAACGAACCAATTTAGCATCGGGTCGTAATACTGGTACGACCGCCATGGGATAAACAACAATAAGGAAAACAATGGTAACAAAGAAAAAGGCCCCAGCCCTGTTTGTAGCAGAAGCAATTGAAAAAGGCGCTGAAACAAAATATAGTGGTGTTCAGAAACGGATTGACCACATGGAAGCAGAAAACCACAAAAATCACCATCAACCAGTTAGTAATGGATTAAAAATCAAGCTTGATCACCTAAAGACATTTGATGCTCTTACACCAAATCAGCAAGTTTTCTATGATATGTACAAGCGAGGTGATTACTGTATGGGTGTACTAGGTTCGGCTGGTACTGGTAAGACATTTATTTCTTTGTACAAAGCATTAGAAGAAGTTTTGGATAAGTCAAATCCATTCCGTCAAGTTGTTGTGGTTCGTTCTTGTGTGCCAACTCGTAATGTTGGTTTCTTACCTGGTTCGTTGGAAGAGAAACAAGAAATTTATGAACTACCGTACAAAGAAATCTGCACTACTCTGTTTGATCGCCCAGATGCCTGGGAACGTTTAAAAGAGCAGAACTATGCTCGCTTTATTTCTACTACAGCTATTCGTGGTATCTCCATTGATGATTCTATCATTGTGGTTGATGAATTACAGAATATGACAATGCAGGAATTGGATACGATTATTACTCGGGTTGGCTATCGTTCTAAGATTATTTTCGTTGGAGATGTAAAACAAACCGACTTGGTAACATCTAAATATGATGTGTCGGGATTACCACAGTTTATCAAAATTCTTAAAAAAATGCCCGATTACAGTGATATAGAATTTACAAGCCATGATATTGTAAGATCATCAATGGTGCGTAACTACATTATCGCCAAAGAAACAATGGGATACTAATATGTTTACATTAGAACAATTTACTGCAATTCTACCGCTCTGTAAAGAGCCAGAAGAGTGGTGCGATATTATTTCTACCGAGCTTCCTGAGTGGGGTTTCACCACGAAAGAACAGGTGGCAGCTTTTATCGCTCAAACCGCGCATGAATCTAGTTCATATAATATCCTTGCAGAAAATTTGAACTATAGTGCTGATAGGTTGAAAATTGTTTTTCCTAAGTATTTTAAGAACATCGACGTTGCACCTTACCACCGCAACCCTGAAGCTATTGCTAATATTGTCTATGCTAATCGCATGGGTAATGGCCCTGCTGATAGTGGTGACGGCTATAGGTTTAGGGGCCGTGGAGTCCTACAAGTCACCGGTAAAGCAAACTACATGCACTGCAGTGAAGAACTATTCGGTCATGAACAAGTCCTTTTGGATGATCCGGATTTACTACTACATAAGCCAAATGCATTGGGTAGTGCTCTATGGTTCTGGAAGTCTAATAACTTACTTGCAGTTACTGATTTCATACAGCTAACCAAGAGAATCAATGGTGGAGTTATTGGACTAGAACACAGACAGAGTGTATATCAAACAGCTCTAAGTATTCTGTAAAACCACAGGAGTATTATACTCCCAACAAAAAGGACCTAGAAATAATCTTTTTATTTCTGGGTTTATTCTTTTGTGGTATTATTATGGTATGAAACTTGAATTGCGTCATATTGATAAGTGCGAGAGAATTGACTCTCCAAACGGCCGTCTTTACCGTACACCAGATGGAAACTTATACCCAAGTGTAACTACAGTCTTGGGATCAATGAAAAATCCCGAGCTCGATGCGTGGCGAGAAGCGGTTGGCGAGGAAGAAGCCAAAAGAGTTGGAGATGCAGCTGCAAAACGTGGGACTCTTATTCACGAAGCAGCGGAAAACTATATCCTCTGTAAAAACAAAGAAGTCTTTAAGTGGTTTCACACCACCGAGAAAAAGATGTTTGCCGCATTACAAGTTGAACTCAATAAGTTCGAAGTTGTATATGCGTTGGAACAAGGTCTGTGGAGTGATAAGCTTCGCGTCGCGGGAACAGTTGACTGTATAGCCAAGATTGATGGGCGGACATTCATAGTTGACTTTAAGACTTCTCGTCGATTCAAAACAGCCGAAGAAATTTATAGTTATTATATGCAGTGCGCCGCGTATGCTGTTGCTTGGTACGAACGGACCGGTGAATTAGTAACTATGGCCAGAATTCTGATTACTACCGAGGATGATGGTGTTCTTGTGTATGACGTTAAATTAACCGAGTGGGTGACAGAGTTCAAACTTGTGAGACAACTATATGAAAATCAAAACAATTGAATTGCCAGATGGCGCAGTCTTAGTTTACGAGAAACTAGAATGGACTTCCGATGGATATGGTCTCTAAAACGCAGTGGTGATCACATTCGCTACCTAGATCAGTATGAGACTATGTTTATTAATGCAACCATAGAGAAATGTGGTGGTTTACTTTAATTCATTTGTGTATTATAATAATCACATGAAAACGAAACTTACTGGGATTTATAGCGGTGAACAGAAACCTGCGCGCCGCGGTGTATACAAGCGTCTTTATACTGCCAAATGGCGCTATTGTTTTTGGGATGGTCAAGGATTTGGTCTTGGGTATAATACCAAAAAGGAAGCCGAGAAAAGGTCAAGTCGTGATCTTTTTGGTTATAGTGCTTCACAGGATCTTCCATGGCGCGGAGTAGTTCGTAGTTAATTATGAAAAACAAACTTGAAACTTATCTGAAAGTAGCAAACGACGTCGGGAATATCGTAGATCGTTTGCGACGAACTGACATGAAGCTGATTGATTTGATTCCTCGGCTTCATACTCACGCAGATATTATCCGTGATTTGGTTGCGGAAAATAACAAACTGCAACAAGAACTTAATGATGCACGAGAAACTTCCGAGGGCGTATGAACGATCTTCAAATCAGTAAAGCTCTTGCACTGGCAATTGGGTGGGATAAAAAGAAAGTCTTCTGCTATAAGCGAAAACAGATAATGGTTAATACAGATTTCGGTTTTCAAGATTTTGATTACCGCGACTGGAACGTCATCGGACCCATCGCCGAGAAGTACGACTGCTTTCCAAAACATTCGCTGAACTGTGATATTCAAAAGAATGGATGGGCATCACCACCTAACAATTGGGCAGACACCCCGCAGAAAGCCATCGCAATGGCTGTGATTGGAACGAAGAAATGATCCACATCATCACAGCCGAAGAACGCGCGAAGGTGCGGGAGGCTTTGTCTGACCTGCACGATTTTTTACAGCGTCACAGCAATCGTTGGGATGGTGCTAACGGGCAGCACCCATTTGTTGTAGACGGTAGTGCAACCGAAGCCATCGCCATTCTGGACAAGACGCCAGAGGTGGAGGTTGTTGGGCACAGCGAAGAAAAGCCGTGTACTAACTGCGTATCTTGGAACTGCGAACTACATGGCAAGCCTGATAACGCGCCGTGTTTACCAAGACCCCTCTACGCCATCAAGGAGACGAAATGAAATTCTACACAGACGAGCAAGTGAAGGTGATTGAGAGTTTATTGATAGTTCAACTCGCGGCAGCTACGTACAGCGGCATGGAAGTTATTCAAGAAAAACTGAAAGCAGCCCTCGCAATCCTTGACCAAGGCAAGGAGGTGGAAGTGGTTGGAATAGTTGGCAGTCAAACTGATACGTGGAAAGGCTATGCGGGTGGGTGGATTCCGCCCGGTGAGCCGCTCAAGGTTGCACACTTTTTCAAAGACGTTCCAATCAGTACATCGCTTCACACAATCAAGGAAACACCATGAAACCTGAATACGAAAAACTCGCTGAACTGGCGAAGGCTGCAAACGGAAAGCGCGGCAATGTGGCACGCAAAGATTACGAGGCTTGGGGCCGTGATGTTTTGAAGTTGCTGGATTGGATGACTTTTTCTCCGCTATCCGCATCCCCACAGCCGCCACAACAGATACCCGAACCGCCGACAGAGTATGGCTGGCTGCTTGAGTACCGACCGGACGTTAGCAGCAACGTGTATTGGCTTGGGCGAAATTTACTCGCTGAATTTAATGCTTTTGAAGCGCTGCGTTTTGGCACCAAAGCTGATGCAGAAGCGTTCCTAAAGTTGATGATTGGCCCCGTGCGTCAATTAGGCGATGGCAGTGATTGGCTTGCGGTAGAGCATGCTTTCGACGCAGCAATGTCAGCACAAGGAGAGAAGTAAGATGGAGTCGTACTGGCTGTTTGCAATATTTATACAACTGGCACTCATTGCCATTCACCTTAACCGTATCGCTTCCGCGCTGGAGAAAAAGCCATGACCACCGAATACACCATTATCCCCACAGCAGAGCTTGCGAAGGATGCGGCGAGGCTAAAAGGATTGCGAGAACTTTGCGGCTATTGGCAAGACAGTTCTGATACGACTGTTAAGTTATTTCAGGATGATGCAACTAGAACGTGGATTATTAAAGTTGACGATGACTGTTATTACGGAAACACATTTAACGCAGCAATCGATGCAGCAATAGCAGCGCACAAGGAGAATACAAATGTGGAGTGAATCAGCTTTCTTTTGGGGAATTATTTTTCCTCTCATATTAATGGGCATTGCGATTGGGTTTGTGCTATTTGTCGCAATCCCTTGGGCATGGCCTTTTGTTAAGCACTTTATTGTTTGGAGTCTGACATGAATAAGCCAGCACCATCAGGAGCAGCGCAGAAGGAGCAGACATGAGCTACGGAGGATGGCAGATACACGTTATCCCTGTTGAAGACACGCACACACATGAAGCCGGTCAATGGTGTTGGTGTGCGCCAACGACAAACGAAGATGGAACCATTGTTCATAACGCAGCAGACAACCGCGAAGCATTTGAGCGCGGAGAGAGGAAACCGACATGAGCGAACATTGGTTTGAACGACTGCGCTTTTGGCTTTGTGAAAAGACAGGACATTTGGGTGCGCGTAGTGGATGGATTTACAACGGGTATTACCACAGCGAATGCAAGATTTGCCGCCGCATCATTAGCACACCTTGCAAGGAGAGCAACCATGAATAAGCCAGCACCAATGAGCGATGACGCAATCAAGATGATTGTGTTTGGTACACGTTACGAAGGGGTTGTTGAAACAACCAGAGCAATCATTGCCGCCCGAGATGCAATGTGGGAAGCAATGCTGGCAGCACCACACGAAGCAAAGTTCGAGGAAAAGAAAACTGCGTTTACTAAGGATGCTAGACGGTATCGGTGGCTGCGTGAGTTACCGAATGCTGACTCTTTGAATATCCGGTTCATGGGAACTGACTTAGACATGGTGGTTGACGAAGCTATGAAGGAGGCACGGAAATGAGTGAATACGAAGAAGGATACCGTCAAGGATTAAAGACTTCTGCACATTACAGGGAAGAAGCTAGAGCCTACAAAGAGGCTTACGTTATGTTGCTGGAAAGAATCGCATCACTGAAAGCACTTGACCCACCGCCGCCAATTGTGATTCAGGCAGCACCACAGCAGACCTGTCAGCACGAATGGGTGTCAGCAAAGAACCAGTACGTGAAGAACGGTAGTGTTTGCCCTAAGTGTGGTGCGATAGATGCGCGCGAGCCAGAAGAACTGGC